GAAAGATTGTTTTTTCTGTAGAAGAGCGCAAATACACAGCCGCTCCACCAGAGATTAAACAACAGCTTGAAGACTGTAGAACGGTAGAGCTTGGCAGTTTCTCATTCGAAGAGGATAGATAAATGGGTCTACAAATCATAACAGCCGAACAACGGCTTGCAGAAAAACGCGGTCATAAGATCGTAGTATGCGGATCTAGCGGTGTTGGTAAAACAACATTAGCCACAACGCTTGATCCAAAATCAACACTGTTCATGGATCTTGAAGCAGGGGATGCCGCAATCGAAGGCTTTCCTATTGACGTTATTCGTCCACAAACGTGGAGTGAGTGTCGTGACTTTGCTTGTTATCTTGGCGGTGGTAATCCATCACTGCATGAAGATCAGTGCTATAGTCAGGCGCACTATGATAGTGTTTGTCAGATATATGGTGATCCAGAAGTAAATCTTAAAAACTATCAAACGCTATTTATCGACTCAATTACAGTCGCAGGGCGTTTGTGTTTTCAGTGGTGTCAGCAACAGCCAGAGTCAAGATCTGACAGAACTGGCAAGCTAGATACTCGTGCAGCTTATGGTATGCACGGACGCGAAATGATGGCGTGGCTTACACACCTACAACATATTCGTGATAAGAACGTAATCTTTGTCGGTATCCTAGACGAATACACTGACGATTATGGGCGCAAGCAATATGCGCTTCAGATCGAAGGTTCCAAAACTGGCAAAGAATTACCGGGCATCGTGGACGAAATGATTACGATGGCAGTGTTGGGAGGCGAGAACGGTGCCTTTCGTGCTTTTGTTTGCGATGCTTTAAATCAATGGGGCTATCCTGCAAAGGATCGTTCTGGTAGGCTCGATACACTTGAAGAGCCACATCTTGGTAAACTTATTGAGAAAATGGGTAGTGGGGGTAACACAGAGAGAAAGTTAAACTTTGTGAACCCCAATGAACAAACTTTAGCAGAAGGAAAAGAAAATGCTGAATCTAAATAATGCAGCGGTGTCAGAGGCACCAACACAAACACGAACACTTATCCCTAACGGTACGGTTTGTCGTGCAATCATTCTAGTCAAAATGGGTGACACAGAGATCCCAGAGTTTGGCAACGGTATGTGGTTCAAAAAGTCAGCCAATACAAGTGCTAAATGGATGGAGCTAGAGTTCACAGTTGTTGGCGGTGAGCATGATAAACGTAAGTTCTGGCATCGTATCTTTGTCGATGGCGACAAGATGGGCGCAAGTGGTATTCCACTAGCAAAAGAGATTGGTTTGTCTACGCTTCGATCAATTATCGAAAGTGCAAACAGTATTGATCCATCTGATATGTCAGAGGCTGCGGTGCAAAGACGCAACATTGGTGGCGTTAATGACTTGAGTGGGATGGAGATTTGCGCTAAAGTCGGAATTGAAAAAGGCACAGCAGGCTATGAGGATAAGAATAAACTCATGGCAGCAGTAACACCGAACCAGAAAGATTTTATCCCTTCTGGACAGGCACCGATGGCGCAAGCACCTGCGGCTCAACCGCAACAGGCAGCGCAACCTACATCGGGTGCAGTTCCCAGTTGGGCTAACAAGTAATCTAGCGGCACAGGTTTTTTCCACACCTGCTAGACCTCGCATAGGGGGGGCGAGGGTCCAAAACCCCCCTCCATCTAGACTAAGAAGTGGATTCGGATATGTTACTGCGCCCCTATCAAGAGGCCGCTATAAATGATGCTTGCAAGGCATTAGATAAGCACAAAAACACAATCGTTGTTGCGCCCACAGGGGCAGGTAAAACGATTATGTTGTCTGCGCTTGTTGGCGAAAGATTCAAAAAAGGTCAAAGAGTTCTTGTCATGCAGCACAGGGACGAGCTTGTTGATCAAAACAAATCAAAGTTTGAGAGAATAAATCCGTATATCACAACAAGCATTGTGAACGGATCAATGAAGGACTGGAGCGGGAATACTGTATTCTCTATGGTTCAAACGATTTCTCGTGACAATAATCTTATGGATCGCCCCAAGTTCGATATGTTGGTAATTGATGAAAGCCACCATGCAGCAGCAGATACATATTTAAAAGTTATCAACACAGTTAAAGAAGACAATCCAAAAGCAGAGATTGTGGGCTTTACTGCTACGCCTAACAGGGGCGATGGAAAAGGACTGCGAAAAGTATTCAATAACTGTTCGCACCAGATAGACATTACTACACTTATTCGAGAGGGCTTTCTTGTACCGCCAAAGTCATATGTAATTGACTGTGGTGTAAAAGATAAGCTGAATGATGTTGCTATCAGAGGAAACGACTTCGACATGGAGCAAGTCGAGTCCATCATGAACCGTAAGGTTATCAATCAAAAAGTAGTAGAAGAATACATAAACCATGCTGATGGCAGAAAGACGGTTGTATTTTGCAGTACAGTGAAACACGCGGAAGATCTGCTAGAAGAGTTTTTAGAGCAAGACATAAAAGCTGATTTGGTCACAGGAGAGACACCAAAGGCAGAGAGGGCGCAAACACTGCACGATCTAGCTCATGGTGATGTTCAGGTTGTGGTCAACGTATCTGTGCTTACAGAGGGCTTTGATGCGCCACCAGTGTCGTGCATCATTCTAACTAGACCATGTTCTCAGAAAGCCACAATGGTACAGATGATCGGGCGTGGCTTACGCACAATAGATCCAGAAGAGTTTCCTGATTTAATTAAAAGAGACTGCATTGTTCTAGACTTTGGAACAAGCATATTTACGCATGGATCATTAGAAGATGCTGTAAACCTAGAAGAAAAACAAAAAGGCGAAGCACCTCTAAAGCAATGTCCAGAGTGTGAGGCCGTTGTGCCTATGAGTGCTAAGATATGTCCTATATGTGATCATATCTTTGATAGTGGCGAGAAAGAAGAAAAAGAAGAACTTCACTCATTTGAAATGACAGAGTTCGATCTGATGCAAATGTCTCCATTTAGATGGATGGATATGTTTGGAGATCAAAGTCTGCGCATGGCTATGGGCTTTGATGGCTTTGTAGGAGTTGCAAATACATCTGATGTATCAGTTGCTTTTGGTAGAAATAAACAAGGTAAATTAAAGGTTCTTGCAGTTGGTGGTGGCGTACAATGCACAGCGGCTGCAGATGATTTCTTGCGAGAGATAGAAGATGGCAATGCCGCCAAAAAGACAAAAAGGTGGCTAGATCAACGATTAACGGATAAACAGAGAGTACATCTTGTTAATCAGGGAGTAGATGTGGAGCCATTTGACTTCTCTTGGACGAAGTACAGAGCAGCTTGTATGCTTAGTTTTTTATGGAATAAGCGTACAATTGAGACAACAGTGGAGAGGTATCTATGAAAAAAAATAAATTTCATCCCACGGGTCTAGTCGGTAATCCAGAAGGTATGTTGATGTCGATGAAATCTGGGGAAAGTAATCCTGACGTATTGAGGCGTTGGCAAGTAAAAGACGTAAAAACGCGATGGGCAGTATATGATGATGGGCTTAAAATTTGGTTCAATGGTGAATTGGTTGCCAAAATTGATCCAAGTGAGTTTCCTCACTTAATGTCTGATCTTGCATTATGGTTAAAGCATGACAGTGCAGAGGGTCAGGGTGATGGCAAAGTTTGATGTCTTCTTAGTCCTAGTGAAAAGAAAAGATGATGGAGAGGTTTACACAGATGATTTGGAATATGTTTGTTATTGCGATGATACCTACAAACACGCTCACATGAGCGATGCAACAAATGAACTTATTCAAGAGGAGGTTAATGACTCAGAAGACGAAGTTTTGTTCGGGTCAGCAGATGTTTTTATTAAAGATAAAGTAAAATTAAAAATAACTTTTAAAAACAAAGATTGCGATACTGAAGAAATAGAAGATCTATTAGATTTAATTTTAGATAAAACAGATCAAACAATACACTGAGGAGGAAACATGGAAAAAAAACAAAAACAAGGTGGTCATTACACAATGCAAATGGAGGATGGCTCAATTTGTACTCTACAGTATTGGACGGATGGAACCGCTACTTTGGACGTAACAGAATTAAGTAAAATCGGCAAAAAAGTTGTTCCTTTGACAAAAACACATAAATGGACAACTCCCCAAAGAGAAGAGAGAATTGAAGATTATAAACTATGTATGCAATCAGGAGAAATAAGGGCGGTGAGAAAATGAGTAACGAACCAA